GAACATTATTATAATTACGAAACTGCAAAAAGTGGGTATGTAAGAAACTTAGATTTACCTATTCTTAGAATGTATGAACATATTTATAGGACATATCTTAATGCTAGTTTTATTCTTACGATATGGTGCGCAGCTTGCAGAATGGAAATGTTAATGAGATTGTATGCGTACTATGAAACATTACCAATAGAAAAGATTATAGAGCCTATTCAAGTTAACATTATAAAAAAAACTAAAAAGAAAACTAATGGCTAATTTTATACATCCAACCGCAATCATAGGCGAGAATGTTATACTAGGAGATAACAATTACATAGGTGCTTATTGTATTATAGGCGACCCTGCCGAACATAAAAAGTATTGGCAATATGAAGAACAAATAAAAGATTATGGAACTTTAAAAATAATACAGAAAGGACAAATAAAAAGAGGTAAAGTTTTAATAGGAAATAACAATGTTATAACAGGATTAGTTACTATTGATGCAGGTACAGAACAAATAACTTATATAGCTGATAATTGTTTTATTATGAAGCACTCGCATATAGGACACGATTGCCTTATTTATTCAAATGTTACTATAAGTTGCGGCGCTAAGATAGGAGGACATTCAGTTATTAAACAATATTCAAACATAGGATTGAATGCCGTGCTGCATCAGTTTAGTATTATTGAACAAGGTTGTATGATTGGCGCAAGTGCTTTTTTTAAAGGTACTTCAGAAGAATTTATTAAATACGCGGGCGTGCCTGCAAGAAAAATAGGAATAAATGAATATAGCCGTAATCTTATTAACTCAAAATAGAAACGATTTAACAAAGCGAGTAATCGACCAGAACTTTTACAATTCTGGATATGATGCTGACTGCTTTTTAATAGACAACGGAAGCGAAACAATACCTATTAATCTTTTTAATTTTAAAGGATGCAATGGATCGTTTGGGAAAAGAGGGATAGGCGCGGGAGTTAATACAGGATTAAGAATGACAAAAGATTATGACGGCGTTTGTTTATTAGCAAATGATATATTACTTCCACAAAATTGGTTGTCAAATTGGGTTATGTTTGCAAAACGTGTGTCAAAAACAGGCATTATTGGCATACATTGCGTAGAGGAATTGCCACCATTAGTTGACGGAGTTCATAAAACCCATACCCCCTTTGGTGATAATTTTATAACAAGGGAATTGATTGATGCGATTGGCGGTTACAATGAAGCGTATGATCCTTATGGAATGCAAGACAGAGATTTTGCAGAAAGGGCAACCATTGCAGGGTTTACAAATTACTACCTACCGGATTTAAAAAGCGAACATATCGGACACGACGTTGGAAATGGCACAGAGTACAGGGCTATGAAAGATGAAAGCCTACAAAGGGCGCAAGCGGTTTGGGAAAAGTATCAACCTATCTACCATACAGAAAAAAAACTTAGATGCGAATTTTAGCAATAGCGTCCAAAAGTAGCGGCGTATCTTATCATAGAATCCTGATGCCAATAGTCAATATGCAAAAAGATTATTGCTTAATGACTGACGTAATAAACGAAGAAGTGGTTTCAAATAATTACGACCTTATTGTAATGAATAGAATGCTGCATAATGTAACGCCAGAGCAAATGATTGAATGGCGTATAAAATATGGTTTTAAATTAATTGTAGATAATGACGACCATTGGGATTTAGGTGCTTCGCATATACTTTCAGAATCTTATAAAGAGAATAAAGTAAGTGAACAGATTATTGCTTGGATAAAAATAGCAGACATTTGCACTTGCACACACGAAAGATTAGCAGAAGAAATTTATAACTTAAATCAGAATGTAGAAATATTGCCTAATGCAATACCATTCGGCGAAGAACAATTCCTTTTAGATAAAAAGCCTTCTAAACTTGTGAGGCTATTTTGGTCAGGATCAGGAACACACGGCAAAGACTTAGAGATACTTCGCAACCCAATGAAGCGAATAAACTTTCCTGTGCGTACAATCATAGCCGGTTACAATGAAGGCGAAAAGCATATCTGGGATGGAATGATAGCATCCTTTACAAATGGGCTAAAATTAAACCCAACAATATATAATTTTAATCACGTTACGGAATATATGGCTGCCTATTGCGATTCAGACATAAGCCTTATACCTTTGGTTGACAATAAGTTTAATTCAATGAAATCTAATTTGAAAGTATTAGAAACTGCATCAAAGAAAAACCCTGCTATTGTAAGCAATGTGCATCCTTATAGGGGATTTTATCCTGCTTGCCACGTCAATAGTCAAAAAGATTGGTATTATTGGATCAAGTTATTAACCCACGATCAGGCAGCAAGGAAGCAGTACGGGAATGACCTTTACGAGTATTGCAATAAGAACTACAATTTACACATAGTAAATAAGCAAAGGTTTGCTATTTATAATAAACTAATAGGAAATGCCGGTAATTAAATGTTCAAATGGAAAATACAGAATAGGTACAGGTGCTTGTATATACGATACAGAGGAAAAAGCAACTAAAGTATGGCAGGCGATTTTGGCTTCAGGTGCATACGCCGCCGATTTAAACAAAGTTTCTATTGATTTTGACGATACATTAGAAACAGAACGTGGCAAAGCATTAGCAAAAAGATTAATTGCAGAAGGCAAAATAGTTTACATAGTTACAAGACGCCAAGAAAGCGCAAGTGAAGAGGTTTATAAAGTTTCTGATAAATTGGGTATTCCAAGAAACAGAGTTAAGTTTACAAATGGTGCTTATAAGTGGGAAACTATCAGACATTACGGGATCGGAACGCATTATGATAACAATTCCCGAGAAGTTGAATTGATTAATTCAAAAACAACTGCAAAGGGCATCAAATTTGCGTTTGTGGATTCATATAATGATTATCCAGAGGCGGCGAAGGCAAATGCGCAAAGGGCTTTAGATATTAAAAAAGAAAATGATAAAGGCTGCGGAACTTTGGTAGGTTGGACAAGGGCTAACCAATTAGCTAAAGGCGAAAACATATCCAGAGAAACGATAGCGAGGATGTCAAGTTTTGAAAGGCACAGGGAAAATAGCAAAGGCGATCCTAAAACCGATTGTGGTGCGCTTATGTGGTTAGCTTGGGGCGGCGATGAAGGGGTTGCTTGGGCACAAAAGAAACTTGAACAAATCGATAATGAAAAAGCACGTTAAAATATATCTTGATTATTTTGGTTATGGAATAGAGGACTTTATACCTTGCGAGGCTTGCGGATCTAAAGCGGTTGACATTCACCATATAGACGCAAGGGGAATGGGCGGATCTAATAAGGCAGATACGATTGAAAATTTACAGGCATTATGTAGGCAATGCCACGTTGTAATGGGGGATACAAAGACGCACTATGATTATTTAAAAAACATTCATAATAAAAAAATAGATGGCAAAGGTTAAAAGTGATTCAAAAAAGGTTAATTTTGGTAAAAGGAAACGCGGACACGCTAAGAAATCTTTTAATAAACATAGCCCTAAACCTAAAGCATATAGAGGTCAGGGTAGATAAAATAAACTTATGATAAAAAAAGTAAAGATTACGGAAGTAATATCTAACCCTAACAACCCCCGTTTAATTAAAGATGACAAGTTTAAAAAATTAGTAAAGTCAATACAGGACTTTCCAGATATGCTAAATGTCCGACCTATTGTAGTTAATAAAGATATGGTTGTACTTGGTGGCAATATGCGTTTAAAAGCAATAAAAGAAGCGGGGATAAAAGAAATTAATATTGAAATAGTTGATTGGTCAGAGGATAAGCAAAAAGAGTTTATAATAAAAGATAACGCAAGTTTTGGCGAATGGGATTGGTCAGATTTGGCTAATAATTGGGATTCTGAAGAACTTACAGATTGGGGAGTTGATATTATTGGGTTTAGTAATGTACAAGATTTGGGTGAAGATTTTAGTTTACCAAACGGGGATAAATCACCATTTCAACAAATGACTTTCACATTAGCAGATGAGCAGGCAGAGCAAATAAAAAACGCTATTGAGGAAATAAAAAGCACAGAGGAATATAAATATGCTGAAACAATGGGCAATGAAAATTCAAATGGAAACGCTTTATATTTAATAGTAATGCAATGGGCAGAGCAAAAGAAATCTTAGTAAAAGTTATACCGAGCAAGATTGCTAATGAATTTATTAAACTAAATCATTATTCAGGCAAAGTAGTGCCTAATAGTAAGTTACATTTTGGTTGCTTTTTAGATGAAAAATTACACGGCGTTTTAAGCTATGGATCAAGTTTAGATAAAAGCAAGACTATTGGCTTAGTTGAAAATACAAATTGGCACGATTATTTAGAATTGAATAGAATGGCATTTGATGAATATTTGCCAAAGTATAGTGAAAGCAGATGTATTGCAATTAGTATAAAACTGATTAAAAGGAATGCATCTAATATAAAGTGGATTTTATCTTATTCAGATGGTTGTGATTGTGGTGATGGAACAATATACAGAGCAAGCGGGTTTAATTTGACTTTGATAAAAGAAAATAGTGATCTATTCCTATTGCCTAATGGTAAAAAGATACACTCAATGACAATAAAGTCAAGTAAAACTATTATGAATAAGTATGGGAATTGGAAAAAATACTTAGATACAGAGCATATTGGGTGGCAAAAAATTAAAGGCTTTCAACTTAGATATATATATTTGATTGACAAAACCTGTAAAATATCAGTTCCTATAATACCATTTTCTAAGATTGATGAACTTGGTGCGGGGATGTATAAAGGAAATAAAGTAACTTTGGCTGAAAGGCAACAAGCGGTAGAAGCATAAAAGTAATGCGTTAGTCTTCCAGACTAAAGAAGGGGTGCAATACCACCCTGCCGCTCAAAATAACAAAGAAGGAAATAAGAGAATATGGCAAACGAACAGAATTTAATACCGGTTCAGAAAGGGGAAATAAGAAACCCAAACGGGCGCCCGCGTAAATATGTAACCTTACTTAAAGAGCAAGGGTATAAGCTAAGTGAAATAAACGACACGATACAAGTAATGATGTCAATGAATACAACAGAATTAAAAGAAGTTTATGATAACCCAAAAGCCACGATACTTGAAAAGACGATTGCAGGCGCTATGAATAAAAGTTTAATTAAAGGCAGCCTTTATAGTTTAGATACTTTACTGACAAGAGTTTATGGGAAGCCTAAAGAACAATATGATATTCAACAGGATACAAAGATTGAGGTTGTATTTGTTGAAGGCAAAACTATTTTATAGTGCGCATAGAATTACCAAACCCCCATATTAATCAAAAAAAAATATTAGAATGCGATAGGCGTTTTATTGTTGTAATGTGCGGAAGGCGTTTTGGTAAATCAGAACTATCACAAATAATTGGGATTAAGTCAGCAATCACAGGCGGGCAAGTTGCATACATAACACCGACTTATAAATTGGCAAAAGCATTTTTTGAAAAGCTGACTGCTGCTATCCCATTTAAAAACAATATAAGCAATCTAAAAATATATTGCCCTAATAATGGATCAATAGAATTTTTTACAGGGGAACGTCTGGATAATTTAAGAGGGCGAAAATTCCATTTAGTAA